CTATAGCAACATCTAAGATTGCTGCTGGAACTTTACCTTCAGACGTAACCGTAGCTAGTGCAAACCTAGTAGACGGTACAATCGTAAACGCAGACATTAACGGATCTGCTGCAATAGCTGGAACCAAAATATCTCCTAACTTTGGAGCTCAAAATATACAAACAACTGGTCAACTTACAATAGCAGGTTCTTTACCAACAATATTATTAAATGATGAAAACGATGAAAACGATTTTGAGATTCATAACGATAATGGTATTTTTAAAGTTCGTGATATAGATGCTGGTTCAGATAGACTTATTATAAATAGTGCTGGTAACACTACATTTGCTGGCAACTTAAATGCTAATTCTGGTCTTGACGTAACAGGAGATATAACAGTTACAGGAACAGTTGACGGTAGAGACGTAGCTACTGACGGTAGTAAATTAGATGGTATTGAATCTGGAGCTACTGGCAACCAGACTGCTGCTGAAATACGTACACTTGTAGAATCAGCATCTGACAGTAACGTATTTACTGACGCTGACCATACTAAGTTAAATGGCATAGAAACTGCAGCTACTGCAGATCAAACTGCTGCTGAGATAAGAACTCTTGTAGAGTCAGCTTCAGATTCTAATGTATTTACAGATGCAGACCATTCAAAACTAAACGGTATAGAAAGTGGTGCGACTGGAGATCAAAGTAATGCAGAAATCAGAGCAGCCGTAGCAGCTGCTAGTGACAGTAATGTATTTACAGATGCTGACCATGCAAAACTTGACGCATTAACTACTTCAAACGGTGTCATACTTAACGGTGTAACTGCAACAACACAATCTGCAGGTGATTCTTCAACAAAGGTTGCTACAACTGCGTACACAGATACTGCTGTATCTAACTTAGTAGACTCAGCCCCTGGTGCTCTTAATACTCTTAACGAGTTAGCAGCAGCTATGGGTGACGATGCTAACTTTTCTACAACTGTAACTAACAGTATTGCTACCAAGATGCCTTTGTCTGGTGGTGAGTTTACAGGTAACGTAATTTGTCATAGTATTAACCCTGATGGTAACAATACTAGAAGTTTAGGTACTAGCTCTTTAAAATTTCATCAAATTCATGCTACAAATTTTTATGGTAATGGTTCAAACTTAACAGGTATTGAAGCATTTGTAACAGGCATGATCTTATTGTGGTCTGGTGCACAGAACGCTATACCAACTGGATTTGTACTATGTAATGGATCTAACAGTACACCTGACTTAAGAGATAGATTTGTTGTTGGTGCTGGTAACTCTTACGCTGTAGGAGCTACAGGTGGTGCTACAACTGCTACAGATACAGTTAACATTTCTGGATCTGATACTGTAAACGTCAGTGTATCTGGATCTGGTACAACAAGTGATGAATTTGGTAACTTTACTTCTACTAACGTATATGGTTATTATGGTACTGCTACTCAATACAGAAACTTGCATAACAATTATGGTAGTGTTACGACTCATGACCATCCCTTTAGCTTCTCTGGATCTGGTTCTGATACAGTAAGTATTTCTGGTTCAGACACAGTAAGTATTGATACAAGATCACCTTACTATGCTCTTTGTTATATTATGAAAACTTAAATGGATGTACCTGCTATTTATTTACCAACGGTAGAAAAAATAGAAACTATATCTATACCGCTACCCACGGGTAACATACCTACTTATGTACCTTTGGTAGTGCCTCCTAGTGATCTTAGAGAACCAGAAGGCACACAACCAGAAACTACAAAAGAAGAACCAACTGGGATTAGGCAGGTTGATATACCATTTATAGATTTCAAAATGCCTTTACCAGAAAATGAAATACTTATAACGGCTTCTACTACAGCAGTCGTTTCTGTAGCTGCAACTTTAACTGCAACAGCAGCCTTTAAATGGGTAGTTACAGCTATGAAACCAATACTTAAAACAGCATGGAAGAAGATAAGGTTATCAAAGGGCAACCCAGAAGTTTCTTAAAAAAAATGAAAGATGTTGCAGAAGATAAAGAGCATCAAATAGAATTTTTAGGAACTATAGTTAGATTAGGTGTAGTAGTATGGTCTGGATTTATAATTACCATGAACTATGTAGATATACCTATGGTTAAAAAATCTGGTAACTCTGACATTACTTTCGTGGCCAGCGTTTTTACGGGAGCATTGGCTACATTCGGTCTTACTACTGGTAAGAACGGTGGAAGTAAACCTCCTGTATGTCCTATGGCAAACAAAGACAAACCAAAAACATGAGAAAATTACTTATTGCTATGCTACTGCTACCTGCAGGTGCATATGCTAATACTGTCACGCCCCAGTTTACTACAGGGTCGATGAACTCTACAACCACTACCACACAAACTATAACCGAAGTAGAACAGCGTCAAGTTTTTGGTGCTGAAGTAAAGACTTGGAATGGGTCAAATATAACACCATCTGCTGATATAGCAGGTAGTGGTACTACATTTACCATAACAGATGCAACTCTACCTTGGTCACTAGAAACCACATCAAGATCAGCTGGATTAGTAGAACAATGGGACACCACAAGAAACTTTACAATAAACTCTACTACTACATCGCTTTCTGTATTCTCACAATAACACCTGTATATGCAGAAGGAGACACCAATAACTCGTCCAACCCTGTGGCAGCAGCAACAGGAAATGTTACCAATCAGGCTGTGCAATTTCAAAATAATGGAGCACCGTCTAGACAACAATATGGTTCTTCCATATCTTGTAATGGATCAACAATGACGTTTAGCCCCTTTTATATGGGTAATGATACTCAACCGTTTGATGACGAAGGGTATGTTATTACAGAAAACTGGGGCTTTCAAATAAACTTTTCAGTGCCACTTAACAAGGACTTGACTAAACAATGTCACGAAATAGCTAAGAGACAAGAAGAGAAAATGAGGCTTGATTACGAACTTGTAAGAGCACTTAAATGTGCAGAGCTTCAACAAAAAGGGTTTACGATACGCCCTGGAACTCGTGTTTATGGCATGTGTTCTGACATCGTACCTATACAATCTTTATTAAGAAAATGACCGAACCCACCCGTTTAATTTACGACAACTTTTTAAAACCAGAATATTTTAATATACTTCAAAATTTATTATGGCATCCTAATATACCTTGGCAATGGCAAAAAGGTCTTGCATATGGTGAACATATGGCTATGGGAGAGTATGATTGGAGAATGGCTATTAAATTACATGATGCTTATGATGGTTGGTATAATTTAGATGGGCGTGTTGTTAAAGATCAAAATAATAATAATTTAGTTGATATGGTAAAATTACCATTAGCAAATATACCAACTTGGGAACATATGCTTAGGTGTAAAATTAACTTTGACCATAAAATGTATAATAACAATAAACCAATTCATTGCGAAACTGGTTGGCATACAGATGTAAGAGTTGGTAACAAAGGTATATATACAGCTATATTATATATGGATACTAATAATGGTTATACAGAATTTAAAGATGGTGCAAGATGTGAGTCTAGAGCAAACAGAATGTTAATTTTTGATGCTAAAGAATTACATCAAGGTGTTACCCAAACAGACACAGAGTTTAGAAAAACAATAAATTACGTATTTACAGCACAATTACTACCTAAAGGAGGAACAAATGTTAGCTCTAATTAAACCACTTGTATTAACAGGTCTAAAAAGCCCTAAATTCAAACAGTTTGTAGTTGACTTACTAGAAAAATTAGTTGAATCTACAGACAATGAACTTGATGATAGAGCATTACAAATAGTTAAAAAAGGACTAGACATTGCATGAAACGAGCAGGAGAACAACAGTTTAACGAATTACATAATTTAGTTACAACTGAGCTAATAGACAGAATACGTAGCGGTGAAGCTACTACCGCTGACCTAAAAGCTGCTGCTGACTGGCTATATAAAAATGATATAACAGGTGTAGCGTTTGACACGTCACCTTTATCTCAACTAGCAGACATTATGCCAACTGTCGATTTTGACACAGTACAAAAATCGGTAATTAGAAATGGCTCCTAGACGACTACCACGTAAACAACTTAAAAAAAGTGCAAGAAACTACAGAGACAACCCACAATCCAGAGCTAAAAAAAACGCTTACAACAGAAAGCGTAACTCAACCAAAGAAGCCATTGCTTATAGGGTGGAACTTAAGAAAGCCCGTAGAAAAGCGGGGGCAGAAGGTAAGGGCGGTAAGGATTTTTCACACACTAAATCAGGAAGATTAGTACGTGAAAGTGTTTCAAAAAACAGAGCTAGAAATCGTGGTAAAAAATGACACCAGTACTTCCTACTTA